ATCAGCATAAGCAGCAGCAGCAGCAGCAGCAGCAGCAGCAGCAGCAGCAGCATCAGCATCATGAGCAGCAGCATCAGCATCATGAGCAGCATAAGTTCTCAAATGCGAAACATGATTAGCACACTGTTTTGCGTATTCTACTGATAATGCTTTTGATGTTAATTTTTCGACATAAAGAAACCACCACATCCAACCAGATTGTTTACAAATTTCCCATGCTTCGTATAGACTGGGCTGTTGTTTTGCCCATTCAAAGCCTTCTATACAAGGTTTCAAAGACTCTAATTCTTCTATTGTTTTCATAGTTTGTGTTTAGTTGTTAATGCAAAGAGCTATCAACTGTAAGATGTTATTTGGGAGTTTGTGTCAGGAAAGAGGACACATGGAGAGACTCACAGTTGATAGCTCTGGGCACTAAAGAAGTTCGGGCGGAGGTTGATTATTAAACTGGCCATACAGTGCTCCGCTCCGCGTCGAAACATAGCACAAAATGTGCCAACTTAGAAGTTCGCTAACTGAGTGTGCCACGAGTGGTGGTTACTTGGCTGTCACACAAGTTTTAATTCCTTATCAGATGTTCGTGAAGGAGAACACACTTTATGTTAACTGCGCGGGTTTCAACTTAGAGTAAACAGACTGTGTCGAGCGCGCCTGTTTTATAGTCTCATGCACTAGAGATAACGCTCTGTGTATATTCACCGCTTTACCGACTGTTGTTGGACTTTGCTTATTGTGCTATTACCAACTATTCAGTGCGTATGGTGGAGTTCCAGTCAAACTAACAGTATTAAAGCTTGAGTCATTCCTCGCCCACAAACCAGCATATTGCATCTGGGACTGTTAGTTTCGGTTGCCATTAAAGGACAGGAGAGGTAATAAAGATTGCGTGTATCCTGTAGCAAATATGTAACGGACTGTTCCTGTTCTCACAGGTATGCAGTGTGTCAGCTAGATGGAGTCATGTGCCTGACGAATGGCCATGTTGTCATCATGTTGACGCTAGAATTGCACTAGATACCGCTACGGACTATCAAACATGACTCCATGTAACTGACTAACTGGAAGATTGCACAAGCTAATTGTCTGGCACAATGATTACTCTGTTGGTTTGGCAGACTGTTCGGGCTGGGTCAACTTGGCTTGGTGCTGAATCTCACCTTCAATGAACTGCTTGGTGATGTTCAACTTCATGATCTGAGCTTTGACTTCCTTTTCACGCTCATAGTCTGGAGTTTTCTTGGCTTCCAGTTCTTTGAGACGTTTCTCAGCTTGGCCAATGAAGATAACAATACCACAGTGCTGTTGCTGCTGCTGCTGCTGATGCTGCTGCTGCTGATGCTGCTGCTGCTGCTGATGATGCTGCTGCTGCTGCTGCTGCTGCTGATGTTTTTAGTATAGATTTCAAAAAATTAGCAATAAAAGCATTAACTTACAAATGAACTGCCTAATCACCGTAACTCTCCCAATCAATACACAGAACTATGAGGGCCTTGGCGATAGCACTGAGGACGCCAAACTCGTAGTCCAAGAAATGTTATCAGGAGCAGCTGACTTTCCCTTCAACGAATCAACCCCAATCACGATTGGTCTATCCAACGAGCAACTTGTCACGGAGATGTCTCGTTTGCTGAGAGAGTGGACTTCAGGACCCCTCCACGCTGATCTCAAGGACTTGCACGAGTCAACTCGTCTCGTTCTTTTGAACCTAGAACAAAACAAACAACAAACCACAGAGGCGAAGGAAATTTAGGCTAAGAGTGTTGTATTAACTTAAGTATAACAATATACTTGGCACGAATCTTGCTATACTAATCTCCTCTGAAAACAATTTGTGTGGTCTATAGGCTGCACGAAAGCAGAAAACAAACAACAAACAGAAAGAACATACTAGTATGTCTGAAACAAAACAAATCGTCCGTAACGAAGTTAGTTGGCCTCTCGACAGTTACAAAATTGTCAAGGGCGACAGAAAGGACAAGGAATATCTCTGTCCCACAGTCACCAATCCAGCCACTTGGGAACTCGCACAGAAGTGGGTTGGTGTGCCTGTTATTCAGGCCACTGTCCAGAAGATGTTGAAAGGTGTCTTTCAGGCTCTCTATTTTGACAACCTGAACGACGAAACAGGCGAACTGAACGAAGCAAAGTTCCTTGTTGAAGGTGCTGAGTTCACTTCGACTGGCATGAAGCTCAAGGAGATTCGCGAGCTGTTGGCTGAGACTGAGGAGAATAACGCTCAGCTCATCGCCAAGGCTATGAAGAATCCCGCCCTCTTCGCTGATGTTAACTGGCAGAAGGAGATCGAAGAAGGCAATAATCTTCGTGCCATGTATAAGGCAATGGAAGAGCAGCGTTCTCGTAAGGGCAAGGCTGAGACTGAAGCTGAACCTGCGGTTGCTGTGGCTTGAGTCAGTCTGTTGGTTCATTCCGTCCTTTCTCTCTGTGAGTGAGGACGGTCTTGAGTTAATAGAAATTTTAGGTGTAAGTCCTAGCCTGTTGCTATTCTTTTGACATCCAGATGGAACAGCAATTCACAACGCTTTGGCGAAAGTCTCTATAATGAACGTTGTGAAGCCAAGTCCCTTGAGCCGTCAGAGTTGTTGCACGGTGCTGGATGTCAATTTCAATTTATGAGTGGGCTGGTGTTAAGTGTCGCGAAGCTGACAGCGGGAGTCATGACCAGTGCATCAGTGTAGCCGCATCCAGATAACTAGTGCGCAAGCACCAAACGGAGTCTATAGCTCTACCCACGCGCCCTTTCTCATAGACAATAACCAAGATGAACCCACCAGACAAATGCCTAGTAACTTTCCGTCTATCTTCAATAGTTTCTGATCTCCTCCGTGGCTCAGACTATGTAGTCGTAAGTAAAGAGACAGCCGAACTTGTTCTTATCGCTTGCAAGAATCAACACACTTGTCATGTCCAACTTCCTTCCGATGAGAATCTGGACATCTTCAACAAGCCAATAACCGAATCTCGTCTCTGGTCATTTGCTTGTTGGCAAGCCTCAACTGAGCGTTGGTTACGGCAGAAGAAACGTTCAGATGATGAGCGTGATGCACGTAATATCTTCGACGCTAATGTGCGCCTAGTAGCTCGCGCTATTTTGCGTATCAGTCCTATCAATCCAGACGCAGCAACTTGCCTTGCTCGTATGTCTTTACTTTCTTATCCTTCGTCCATTCCGGCGATGGGTATTACCAAATTGATAACAACCGTAGAGGAAATACCATGAAAATAGTATCTGAACTACTAATGCTTGCGCCAGTTGTGACATTCGTATGCCTCTTTCTAAGTGCTGGACGTTTCAACAGTCTTAGAGAATACATGTGGACGGTTACTATTGGGATGGTGGTCGCCTTCGCTTTGATGTTTATAGGCATCTACATGTAGTTAAATCTAATACTATGGCCAAATTAACTCCTCAAGAGAAGCTGAACAAGCAGCAAAGAGATTCACTGAACGTAACGTGCAATCGAATATCTTCAGCTTTCTCCTTTCACAAAATCAAAACTTGGTCAGATGTTTACAAGTTTACAGCAGTCCCGCCTAACTCAACTCCCGAACATCTCTCCTCGTCTCTGACTTTTCCTGAACTAAAAGTTTATCTCGAATCTCTTCGTAAGAATCTCGAATCTCGTTTGGCCGAACCAATTACTATGTTGGCCCCGCCTAACACTGTAGTCGAGTCCAGCGACGTTAAACCTCAACCCGTCTTACCATCTCCAGTTACTCACGCACCTGAACCTGAACTAATTGTCGATCCGTCTCACATTCCTTCTCTCGACAATGACTATCTTCTGCCCCCTTCTGCGCGCGAACATAAAGACTTGATTAGGTATTGGTTTCAACGCAAAGCTGCCAAAGAAGGACTAGACGCAATAGTAAAAGAGGACAAGCGTGCTCTCCAAATTATAGCAGCAGCAGGATACGGCAAGACATTCATAGCAGGAGCGATGGCAGTTCGTCTTGTGGATATGAACTTTACGAGGGGCAAATCCTATGGCCCTGTAAAGTTTCTCTACGTCACCAAGAACTCCATAGTTGAACAAACTAAGCGTGTCTTCGAGAAGATGTTTAATCTCGGCGTTAAAGATTGCTTTGAGGTTATTAACTATGAACAGTTACGCTCCAAAGCTGGCGCACTTTGGGTTCGTGAGAAAGTCTTGATAGTTGGTGGTGAAGAACAGATTACCTGGGAATGGCGTCCCATGTTCAATCCAGTTGTAATCTTCTGGGACGAGAATCATTCTCTCAAGAACTACACATCCACTCAACACAAGATAGCTTGTCAATTCAATGAAATCGCAACTCCGACATACCAAATATTCATCTCTGCAACACCTTACACGCGAGTATCAGAAGCTAAATGCTTCGCAGTTGCGACTCGTAAGTCGATTGGACATATTATTGGAACAGATTCAACAATCTCCAATCTCAACTGGCCTACTTACGCAGCTTGTATTGCAGGTTCAGCATCAAATCCTGAGGAATACAACGAGGCGGCAGTTGAACGTCTTACGAAAGATCTCGAAAGTTATATCATTCGAGTTCGTGGAGTAAGACCTCAGTTCAAAGCAATCAATTCGATCAAGATGATTGACTTTGCCGATGCAGAGGAGAAGAAATACTATGACGAAACAGAAGAGAGATACATCAAAGAGAAAGCAAAGCTCGAACAAAACATCGAAGCTGGTCTTGTCGAGGGTGGTGGTATCCATCATCTCGTCCTCCTCACCAAGCGTGCCATTGCCGCAGAGTATTGTCGACGTAAGCACTTCGTTAGGTTTATGGTTGACAGTGTGAAGAATGGCTATGCTGCTGCTTGCGCTGTTAAATACAAGACCACACTGATACCGATGGTCAAGATAATGGTCGAAGAATACGGTATTCCGCGCGACCAAATAGCTTTAGTGTGGGGTGGTGGACAGACTCAACTAACGAAGAAACAGAAGCAGAAGGCTGAGATCAATGAGAAAGCAGACCTGTTAATCAAGGCTGGCATGGACAAAGACCAAGTCTTCACTATGCTCGGCCTAGAAGACGTCGAAGATCGCGTGCTCGAAGAACTGCCTGAAGAGTTACGTCTTGGTTCTCAATCTCTCGAAGAACGTCAGCGCGAGATAGACCGCTTCCAGTCAGGGCGTGCTCTTTATTGTATCTACACTTTTAAGGCGGGCGGAGTTGGTCTATCTCTGCACCATACCGATGAGCAAACCAAAGAGAAAGTGCGTAGGCAAAAGAGTGGGTATGCAGTTATCGAAGACATTCCCAAGATACCAACCCGCCAGCGTAGAACTGCACTCTCTGTAGCCTACTCTGGTATTGATATGGTTCAGTCCATCGGACGTGTGCCTCGTCTTACTTCCCTTTCTGACACTGAACAGTTCTGCTTTCTCTACAATCAGACAGTTGAAGTTGACATCGCCCATGTGTATAGTTCTAAGCTACGTTGCCTTAACAAGGTAGTCCGCAACAACGAAAGCTGGATGGACATAATCATGGGTTCCAATAGAGCACAGCTTGTGCAAGAGCACATCAAGAATGACAAGGATCAAGACCCAGACGAAGACCCAACCACAGGAGAAAGTGACGACGAATGAAATGTTTAGCTGAACTACAAGAAGAAGCTCAGAAGGATGAAACCAAAAGAGAGATGTTAATTATTCATCCAAAATCAGGACCTCATAATTGTAGATGGATAGACCCATTTATGGGAATGATTGAGATGAAACAATTTCCTGGTAAGTTTGTGCTTATTGACGATCTTGATAAGTATAATACTATAGGACTCTTCATAGACCAACCAGAATGAGCACAATTAAGCCAATCCTAGCCGCCCCTCTCATGTCCTCCGAACAGGAGCACACAGATGACGAGATACTATCAGCAATGAAGCGTCTGAAGTATCCCGTTCTAGCAACCCTCAAGAAAGATGGTATCCGTGCTATTCGTCTGAACAAGTCCTTACTATCCCGAACTTTCAAGCAAATACCCAACAAACATCTGAGAGAGGAAGCCTCCTTAATTCTGCCCGGAGGGTTTGACATGGAACTATGGTCCAAGAGTCTGGACTATTGTGACATCGAATCCATAGTTATGTCCAAAGAACATGCTGATTGGAAACTTATTGAGTATCATGTCCTGGACTGGGTTAATTCAGCATCCTCTTACGTTGAACGATGCTCTTGTCTAGCTTCATTCATGCGTTCTCTCATCACCGAACTGCATACTCGTGTTAAGTTTGCCCCGCCTATTGAATGTTACAATGCTGAACAGTTGTTCACGTTTTTTCGCGCGGTAGAAGAAGAATTGGGTGAAGGTATTTGTTTTCGCACACCAACTTCGCCTTACAAGTATGGACGTAGCACTCTGCGAGAGCAATACTTGGTCAAGCTGTGTCGCAACGTAACAGCAGAGGCAGAGATTCTTGGATTCGAGGAACAAATGGAGAACGCTAATAGAGCGCACTGGAATAGTGTAGGTAATATGGATCGTTCCTCCTCGCGCGATAGACTTATCCCGAAAGATACTCTTGGTTCTATGCTTGTCCGCGACCTAGAATCTGGGCTAGAATTCAAGATAGGAACTGGCCAAGGTCTCGACGACAAGTTGCGTAAAGAGATTTGGGATAACATGGAGAAATACACAGGACGTATTATATCCTATCGGTGTAAGTCACACGGCAAGAAGATTAAGCCAAGAAGCCCGACCTTTCGTGGGTTTCGTTCACCTATCGATTTATGAGTAACTATGACAACGGTTTTGCACGTGCTCAACGTATGTATGATAACCAACTACCACCAGAACCTATGAACAACGAAGTAGAATGCCCAGAGTGTGAGGGCGAAGGAACAATTCCATGCTCTGATTGCTGTGAGTCTGAGATGCGTAATGGACATTGCATGGAGTGTGGTGAGAACTGTGTGCCTGCTAAATGTCCAACCTGTGAAGGACTAGGTGTAGTCCAGCGAGAAAAACCTGAACGAGACTATGAAGAAGATTAAGTGCAGTAGATGCAAAGAAGAACATGACTGTTCGTTTAACTACAGATATGCAACTGTGGATAGGTTTATGGATTACTGGTTGTGTGATTCTTGCGCAAGAGTAATGCTTACTAGAATCATACAGCCGAGTCCATATCAATTTATTAGAATGATGCGTGACTATGAAGAAGAATAACAACAGAACTGTAGTTAATCTTCGCGCGGTGCAGTTCGCTGATTTCTATTACAAATCTGGAGTTTACAAGCGACACACTAAACCCAAATTTCCGACAGTTAATAACACAGAGATTTTACCTGGACAGAAGTGCTTTGCGACTGGAGATGACTTACTTACTGTAGCAAAGCGTCGTAATCTACTCGACGTTTGGATTCCTGTCTGTCGCCTCCAGCTATCTGCCAATCATTCATTACTCTACACAGGCAAGAAAGCAGTCAGTATCTATAAAGAATTTTCTAGGAGACAGTTCTCCAAACAAAACAACAAACAACAACTGAGACAAAATGAACTATTCAAACAATCCAAGAATGGTGAGAGTTGACTTCTTCAAAGAGTCAGGAAAGTGGTATACAACAGAACAAATGGAGTGGTTATACCATGACGGTATGTTAATTCACGATGCCTTCCTCCACTGTCTCAGACAGAATTTCAATGGTCACTATTCAGACATGACTGCTGTCTGTTTACAACCTTATCATGAACACGAACATCCTCTGATGATCCATAAATGGGACAAACAAACACCGTCACCACTTAAACTAAGTTAACACAATGGCAACCCCAATCCCATCCAACATCCCTTCTGAAGAAGCACTTCGCCAGATGTTGGCAAACAATCTGAACCACATAGTTCAGTCCTACATTGATAACTATAAGCTGCCTTATCGTATCGAAGGACAAGAACTAAAGGACGCTCTAGCACCGACTGATCTCTGGCTTAAGCGTTTCATTTCCGTTGATCCATCTATTCTCCAGCTTAAGTGTGATATCCATGCACTAGCTAAGTGTCCTGACGAAGTTCTGATAGTCGGTGAGACTGGTGTTGGCAAGGAGCTTATCGCACAAGCGATGATAGGAACTCGCGCTGGGAAGTTCATAGCAGTTAACTGTGCTGGACTGCCTGAGAATCTCATTGAGTCTGAACTATTTGGCTATAAGAAAGGTAGCTTCACAGGTGCAGAGGGTGATCGTCAAGGACTGATGGCAGTAGCTAAGGACGGTGTGCTATTTCTCGACGAGATAGGTGAACTACCTTTGTCAGTCCAAGCTAAACTCTTGCGCGCACTTCAAGACAAAGTTATCCGCCGCGTTGGTGGTAAGGACGAAGAGGTCATTAACTGTAAGTTTGTCTGCGCTACTCACCGTGACATTCGTAAGATGGTTAATGAAGATCGTTTCCGTCAAGATCTCTATGCTCGCATCTCAACATTCGAGCTTCATGTTCCTGCTTTGCGTGAGCGTGAGTGCGACATCGTGCCGATCTTCGAGTCAATGGCTGGTGGTAAAGCTTTTCTTGCTGAACTTCACAAGCAAGGTCACGGTATACACAAGCTTGATCTCTCGCTCAATGTTCGTTCCATTCAGAAGTATGTCAAACGGTTCAATGTTCTCAACAGGATTGATCTATAGCATTATACTCAGGCAAGTATAACACTATGCTCAATCTTCCACTTGGCACGATTCCTGCTTACTAAACTATGTCGTTAGTAGAACTTTGTTCGCTCGTTATGTCGAGAGATAAGCGAGAATCCTTGTGTAAACTGGTCGCGAGACTGTGACATAAGCAGGGAAGACTGATCCGCAGTGTCTATAAACAGTTGCGGTGACTTGAGTTCAATACTTGCATAGTAAGATATGAACAGAGCCGTTATAGGTTATGCCCGCGTAACCATATATTTCCCGGCTACTTCAATAACAGTTGGAAAGAATGGTTAACGCGAGCTATTTACAAAACATTATGGCACAAACATCAATAGATTCTCCAGATTCACCGGAGAATAGGCTTAAGAAAATCTTTGTTGATCCTAAGCATCAAGCAAAGATTGTTGACTATCTAGTTCACGGTAAACCTTCTGGGTGGAGTCGCAAAAGTAATGCACCGTATTATCGTGAAGAATACGCTCTCCAGCTCAAGAAGGTAGCCGATCAGATGATGACAGATAGGCAGGATGTTTTTTATCCTTACGATGATTATCTTGAACAATATGGTATCTCTCGTGAAACTCTTTACTTGCGCATCAATCAGTCTAAGCGCTATCTGTTAGAGCAGCTTGATCCTGACCATATCTATGCTCGCTTTTTTGAGCGTGTTCGAATTGAGCGTGAGCGTGGGGTTGGTATTATGATTAGGTTTATACCTGAGTTTCGTGATGGTCCGTCAGACTTCAAACCACGTACCATAGAGCCTGTCGAGCAGAAGTATAAATGGCAGAAAGATATGGACATTTGGTTAGAAGAGTCTAATCCGGGAGATGAACCATTCTATAAAGACAAACTAGCTCTCTCACCTGAAGAAATTACAGCACTTAAGATTCAACTTAAGACTCTTAGCAATGTTCTATCTTCCATCACAGTCCACACAATCAAACTTGTCAAGATCAATGTTGATATATAAGGCTAT